TATTTTTTAAAGAATTGTATGCATTCATAAAATCTCCTTGGTTTTGTATAGCTCCAGACACTGGTGATCCTATTTTAGTAGGTGTTGTTGGCATAGGAGGAGGAGTAGAAGGCTTAAAACCATATCTACCACCACTTGATTTCTGTATCTGTTGCTGCAATGTAGCCACTCTATTAGCATAATCTGCTAATTTATTTAATCCATATTTATCACTTGGATTAGCTTTAGCATATTGTGCTACTTCCCTATAATCTGTAGTTAGGTTTGAAAGTTGTTCTTGTAGTGTTGGGTTATACATACCACCTGGCCCTCTACCCCTTATAGAATCCCTACCTTTAAGTGTACCCGGCCTTCTGGGTGATTCTAGAAACTCCTGTGGTACATCAGGAAAATCTCCACCACTACTCTTAGGTGCTTGTCTAGCTCTAGAAGGTGTGCTAGGTTTCTTAGCCTTACTCACAGGTGTAACCCTTCTTCTAGGTGCTTTCTTAGTAGCAGGTTTCTTAGTCCTACTCTTAGGAATAACTCTTCTTCTTTTGGGTGTAGCCATGATTATTTCTTTTTCTTTTTGTAATTGACCTTAGTACCTTTTTTCTTGGCTGCAGATTTTGCCATAGCCATTCCTTTAGCTGTATATGGGTAATGTTTTTTTCCTACTTTTGGCATAATATTATTTTACTTGTGATGATCCAAAGTAGAATCCTACTATGGCTAATAGTGTTTGTCTTATCTCAGGTAAGATTACAAAACCACTTAAGGTCTTCCAATTTACCCAGTTAATTATACCAAACAAACTTTTTTCAGTCCCTACAGTTATTCCCTCAGGACTATGTGCTAGTATAAAAGGTGCTATAACTACAGCAAACAGACATACCCCTACAATAGCTCTCCTTGTCCACACACCACCATTTCTTGCTGCTGCCCTATCATGACTATCATCTGCCACTTGCTGCCTCTTCAAGAGCATCTTAGTGGTTTGTGTCTGTGCATCTACTAAAGATGATATAAGTTTAAAGATAAATCCTGCAGATCCACCCATTGTTAAAGCTGTTAATTCTTCTGTCATTTCTTTTTCTTTTTAGGAAATCCAGCTTTCATATTTGCATATGCCTTAGGTGTAATAGTAGATTTCTTTTTAGATCTACTAGTTCCTGCTTTTTTTCTTTTGTTTATGTTTTTATATAGACTCATTATCCACATCTCCACTTTCTAAGAGCTAAAGCTTTTCTTGTAGGTTTACCCTTATTGTCTTTCATAGGGCCAGAAACACCTTTCATTCTAGCACAAAAAGATTTCTTCCTTTTAGCTTGTTTACCCTTTGGGTTCTTTTCTGTTACAGGAGGCTTAAGGTTTGCCCCTGTCTTTCTTTTAAAATGTGCTCTACCTTTTGCAGTAAGACCACCTGTTTTACTTTTGTGTTCCTTTCTCATTTCTTCAATAAATTAATTACTGATAAAGTAGCATGTATTATTGTAGCTACAGATGCTATAGATGCTAGGATAAGACTAATATCCATTAGCCCCCATGATGCTATAACACCAAAGAATGATACTGTGAGTTTATTTACTAGGTCTTCCATCATGAGTATAATACAAAAGGGTTATAAAAAAGTCCTGCACCACTTGGTGTAGGTGCAGATACTGGTGTTAAATAATCTTGGTTTTCTCCAAAGAACATTTCAAATGTAAGTCTTCTATTTGTTCCTGCTTGAAGAGTAACTGTTTTCTCTATCTTCTTAAATTGTGAAAACTCTGACTGTAGATAAGGTGTTATACTTTGAATTGTAGAAACAGTATTATATCTAACAGGATACTCTGTATTGCCACCTGCTGTTATATCATCACCTAATCCAGACCAATGGTTTGCATTTCCAGAACCTGTTTTAAAACTAAACATCTGACCATCCTCTTTGATATACATAGCATTTACATAATTGCTACTACCTGTATTTTGGTTAATATAGCAACCTACTACATTTAAATCTCTAAGTTGGTCATCACTAGGTATCCTAACATATGCACCAAATGTAACTGTAGTTGCACTATCTGGTACTGCTACACCCTGTGACCACCCTTGCCTTACCCAAGTACCACCATCTGGATAAGTTCCTGGAGTAGCAGTAAAGGACATACCACTTAGTGGAAAACTTCTAGCATTATTTGTATTTGTATTAGTAGAATTACCTGGAAAGTTTGTACCAGAACCAAATAACTTTAACACTTTGGGCTGATCATCTAAAACACCACCTAAATCTTTAAATGCAGGAAAGTTTGCAAGAAATGAATTACCTACATATGTTTTATAATCAAAGTCAGATGTAAATAACTGACCAAAGTGACCCCACTTATTAAAGTATACTACACCATTAAAAGCATTACCAAATGGTGGAGATTCTGCTACATCAAATGTAGGATTCTCTAATGCATTACCTGGAATACTTGGTATTAATCTATTAGATCCACCAGGCCGGCCATTATTCCATGCAGCAGCAAGGCTACCATTAAGTATATTAATAGATGCCTGTGTTGTTAAGCCCATTAGTCTGTAAATTCAGATGCTGCTATGACTGCTGCACTACCTACTTGGATAAACTTAGCTGCCATTGCTGCTTGCTTACTCCATGTATATGAGTTTCCTGCATACAATATATGTCCAACTGTAGCACTTGGTGTTTCACCTGTATATGTTACATAGACATCATTGTCCTGTACATCAATTGTTACATATTTTGTATTGTCATTGAATGTGAAGCTATCTGTTAATTTAACTACAGATCCTGCTACAGTAAGCATTTTCATTGCAGTTACACCTGCAGTTGGCTTTGGGTATAGATTTACTACTCTTGAGTTCATTATCTTGCTTGTGTTGTTGAGTGTGTTTGCACTTTAAAATTCAAATTAGTATTATTCATTATATCAACTTTTTCTATTTCAGTATCTAATATACTATCTGCTATATCTTCTTCTATAATAGCTTTTGATAATTGACCATCAAATCTTAAAAAGTCTGCATATGTACCATAACATATGTAAGTAAAGAACTCATTAGGTATTTGAGCAAGTGCTCTTAATGTAGTAGTGCTCAACTTAAATTCTTCAAATTCTTTTTTGTATGTAACAAAAACTGAACCAGGGCTTGCTATTAAATTCATTGGATAAGCACCTGCTTGTTCCATGAAGAAATCATACTCCACAGATGACTTTCTAACATTTGGCTTATCTTTATATATTCTTATAAACTGTCCTATCTTAGTCTTAGGATATTGTGAGTATGGTACTGCTTGACCTTCCGATATTACTGAAGATGTAAAATTCAATGTAGCATCACTTTGTGTAGTAGTAAACTGTGTAGGGTCTACATCTAGTAAATCTTTACCTGTTGGAAATTCTTCTTTAACATAAGTATCAAATAAAGTTACATCAAATTTCTTATCTTCTGTTTTAGTAACTCTAATATCAGAAAAAGTCCAACCATCATTAATATCTTTATAGTACATCCCTTGTGTGATTGTACCTACACCTACTGCTGATGCACTTATTGTATCAGCAAATTCTGCCCTCATATAGAGAGTTTTGCTAGTAGCATTATCTATCCCTATATTTCTATAAGCACCATTCATGTATCTAACTACAAAACTTTCTTCATTAGTAGATTGTATATCTGTTATAACTACATCCCCTAATAATCTTTCTTGTCCTGACACTAAATATCTAGGCCAGGAATCTATAGTATTATATGCTTTCTTAAACCTTCTATTAAATAAGATTCTAATATTTAACTCCTCTTGTGTAGTGAAGTTATTAACACCTGCAAGTGCCTTTATATACTCTAAACCATCATCATATGACTTCATTTATATTTATTAGGTGTAAGGTTAGCAAAGTTTTTTTGAAAGTATTTAATGAACTTAGGGCTGTGTACCTCTGCAGTTCCATATTTATTAACAAGTCTAAAGTAATCTCTAGCAGGTATTGAAGCTACACATTTTCCAAATAATGGATGATCTTTCCCAGCTAGATCTTTGGCTTCTTTCTCTGCTTGTCCTACTCTATACTTCTCTTGCCTCTTTTCCTTGTCTAGTTCTGTTTTTACTAGATCAACAAAAGCTGCATCTGTTTCATCTTTTGAATAATTATGTTCCATAAGTAAAAGGGCAGGGGGCTATGTGCCCCCTAACCCAAATTAGATTAGTTTACTCCATCAGATTTATTGAGATTAAGTAAATTAAACTTAATAACAATTTCCCCTGCTGTTGCATTAGCTAGACCATCACTTGCTGGTGTGAACTCAATGTCAATAGTATCATCTGCTGTGAACAAATGACCTCTTGCACCGGAACCACCAACTAGTTTAGCTCCATTGTTTTTCAAGTAGGTTGCACCATCAAAGATGTCACCTGCTTCAATGAAATCATCAATAGTGCCTGATCCTAAACCACCAAAACCAATGTCTAATGTGACATTAGAAATAGATCCACCTGTAAAAGGTGTGACTAGGTGATAAGCACAATCTGTGATGAGTGTACCTGCTGGTACTGAGTATGTCTTTACCATAGCTGCTGCTGTAGTATTATCTTTAAAATCACTTCCAAATTTGAAAGAGATTGAATCTGTAAAGCCAGTCATGGCTGCTTCTTGTACTGTTAATTTTGGCATGTTATATTCCTCCTTATGCTAAGTCTTTAGATTGTTCAATAACACCATGAGCTTGAGGATGGTATACACCTAATGTAAGTGCACAGTCCACAAAACCTCTCTCACCACCACCTTGGTTAGGTAAGCGGGTAGTTCCCATAGGAATAAGTTCATGAACACCATAGTATTCTGGGTTTACAAAGTAACCTGAACCCTTATTTCCGGTAGCACCATAGTCTGGCATACATACTGGATTACCATTGATCACAGAAATAGTTCCATGGTCTGATTGGTATAGCTCTACAGATAATTTAATGTCTGCAGCACCACCAGTGTAATTCACATTACGGATAGATGTACCATCTGAACCTTGCAATCTAGCAAAGTCAGAGATGATTCTCCGGAGCTGTGTATCAGCAATAAGTGTAAGGTTGTTTGTTTCACCAGTTACTTCATAGATGCTTGTAATAAGATCATTGAAGCTAGACTCTGTTAATGCATTAGCATTAGCTTGTGCTACTTTGTATCGACTAGTAGCAGGTGTTTCATATCCACTTGGAACAAATGTGCTATCAGGTGATTCTGCTAAGAAAGCACCTAAACCTGCTGTACGATATGGTGAGTTACCAGTACCATCTTCTTGTTGTCGACCTTGTGTAGATGCTAAAACTTTTTCAATATCTCTTTTGATTTCTCTAAGAGCTTTAGCTTCTGCTTCTGCTATTTTAGCTGGCCCAACTGACTCAACTGCATCTTGCAAGTCTGATACCATGTAGTCCCTGCGGAACTTCTGTACATAGTTACCCATTCTTGCTCTTGCTGCAAACTTGTCAGTAAACTGAGAAATGTCTGCACCTTCAGCAATACCTGAGTTGCTTGATGATGGTGTAATTGGATCGGCTAACTTATCAACTGTCCACTCCACAAAAGTTGCATTAGCACTTTTTTTAGAAGCAGATGAAAGGATTGGTGTCTCTTCTGGAGCAAGGATTGTCAAAGTGCTTGTCAAGTCTTCTCTATTAGAAACAGCAGATCCTGGATTTGTGGTGTCAAATGTATTTGAAAATGACATAATTTATAATCTTTCTATCTTTTTGTTAATTGTTGTGTTCTTAGACTTATGAAATCATTTTTATCACCAGACCCTGCAAATTTATTCATTGCATTACTGATAACTTTGGATGCTCTATTCTGAGGTTTGTCAGATTTAGATACTGTAGGCTTACTAGTTTTACTAGGTGTAATAATAGGTTGCCTTTGTATTTTCTTTGGAATAACTGTGGAGTTCTTAGAATTAACAACTGTTCTACCATAGATACTATTTGCAGCATGTGCCAATAAGTATGGCATCTGTGCTTTAATTTCTTTAGGTAGATTTGCATCCATCTCCTTTACTCTCTTATCAGATACCATTGCAGAGAAATGTTTGTTTACAGGATTATTACTATCCTTTAACCAAGGTAGTTCCTCAACTGCTTTTCTCTTGAAAGCTTCTGCCATTTGCATGGTTTGACCTTCTCTTTGTATATCTGATACCCTTGCAGGTATGTATTTTTCAATGACATTCTTGTGATGTCTCAATGATTTTTTAACTTCAGCTTTGGTAAATTCCTTACCTTCTACTTCTGCTACTACATCATGAGAACTAGCATCCTCATTTTCATATAATACATTGTCTGCCCACTCAATGAGTTCTTCTGCAGTTTCTTTAGCTTGTTCCAACTGTTCAACAGTATTATCTGCCAATGGGTTGTTTTTAACCTTAGGCACAGCTTGTTGATTTTGTTGACTCTTTAACTTATTTAGTTCCTCTTCTGCAGCTTTTCGCCTAGCAGTTAATTCACTAAACCTAGATAAAGTTCGGCTATTTAACTTTTTAGATAACTCACCAAGTTCTTCTTGGGACAAAGAATCTATATCTAACTTTGAAAGAACAAGATCGGTAGGGTTAGTATTAGAACTTTCACTAGCTGTCTTTTCACTAGATCCCTGTTCTAAATTTTCTCCTGCCTCATCCTGGGAGGTAGCATCATCTTTTTGCAAAGAGTTCTCTCCCCCTCTATCTTCAATGAATTGTTGCCAACCCATGTTTTCCGAACTAGTTTCAGAGGGCTGTTCGTTCCCCTCAATGATTTCTTCTTGCATAATATATATCCATCTCCTTTACGCCCAGACGATTTGCGATAATAAATTTATTATAACATTAATTTTTGTTAAAATGTATTTGTGTAATAAGCTGCCAATCCATTAGATCCAACATGGAGTCATATGCAAGTATCTCTCCACTTATTTGTTGAATGGTATCTGGGCCGGCACCCTGTAATGATTTAATAGAGTTTTCTCTATAGGCATGTATCATCCCCACCACATTTGCATATGCAGGATTATGTACTAATTCACCTAAGTCTTGGTCTACTGTTCTTGCCATTATTGCTGTGCACCTTGTTGCATTTCCTGCATAATCTCCATAACAATTTGACGAACCATTTGTTTTAGTTCTTCATTTTGTTCTTGTGGAGCTTCTGCTGGCCCTGCATCTTGTGCTCTAGCTTCTGCATATTGTGCTGCTGATTGGTTGTCCATAATTTTATTGCATTGCTTGTGTTTGAGTGTCACCCATTTGGGCTGCTCTTGTTCCTAGTTGACCAAACTCACTTGCATTCACTTGTTGTTGTTGTGCAAATTCATACTGGTTAAGATACTTTTGTAACCTTTCCGCAAATGCTGCATCACTTTGCAACCTAGCTTGCACATCTTGTTGTTGCAAGTAGGATTGGATAATTTGCATGGCAGCATCTGTAGCATTAGGTCTTGCAGGAACTTCAATCCCTGCATAAATTTTAGATAAATCATCTGTAACATCTTTAAGTATATTTTCTTGAGCCTCCTCTATAGGCTGTAGTATTGTATCACCTAACACAGGATCTATAGAATTTGCTATAGCAGCTAGTAATGCATTCATATCTATGAGTCCATTTCTATCTAGTTGTGTAAGTGATACTAATTGTTCTAGTTTTGCTTTTTGTATATCTTGATTATTGTTTAATACATCATAGTTGATAGTAATGTCATAGTCTTCAAACCCTGCACCTTTCTTGAGTGTTTGTGGATTAGAGTTACCTGTAACCCTAAAGAACACCTCATCTGGCCCAAATCTTTGGAAACATTTATAACATAACTTAACTACATCAGCAGTATGTTGTAGGAACTTATTAACCAAAAATTGCTGCCTAATAAGTGAAATATCAGAACCCTCATCTAATCCCATCAATCTATCAGCTTGTCCAAGTTGTGTAGCTTCCATTTCTACAGACCCTTGGTTGTATGATGGTGCTGGCCCAAACTCAAACTCACCCTTCCTTCGGTAAGGAATAAGTCCACCTGGTTTCCAGTTCTTAGGACTATTGCCAACTGGGTGCATGATTGGAGGTAAAGTAGCTAAACTGTTCCTATCTATTCTAGAATCTCTTTCTACTTTTACTTGATTTTGTATTCCTCTCAATAGATCAGGAACAGTTGTAGTGTCGTAAAGTCTTTTGCTATCCTCAGATAGTTTTGTAACAACAACAGGGTAGTCTTCAAAACCATTAAGTAATTCAAACTTAGCATATGGTTTAACATCTAAACCACCTGTGTATTCCCTGTGGAACACTGTACAATAGATGCCTTCTGAACCATCAGTTTTGTCAATCAACCTTTGGTAGCCATAAACAATCTCAATTAGATCATCTGTGGTGTATGTGTTATCTGAAAGTGCATTTGATCTATTGTTGTATGGCTCATCCTCCATGAGGTCATATGAAACACCTTTGTATTTATCAATGACCATCTCAACAAAATCCGGATCCCATCCATCAGTCTTAACCTTTGCCTCTAGTTCTTGTGCTGTATAGTATGTTCTCCAAAAACAATATGGTGCTCTCTGTGGATCAGTAACATATGGTGGAAAGAAAAAATCTCCATCTGGTGCTAATGATAACAACTCTGGTGCATTTACTTGTCTTTGTACTAATGGTAATTCTGCAGAACCTGTTTCTCTTAACTCTTTAATTGCCTTAAGTGCTCTATCATATGTAGTGCCCTCAAGTGCCATTTGTAGTATTTCTACTACACCCTCATCTGCTTCCTCTGATTCAATGGATGAAGCTAGTTCTGGTGAGATCATTCTAATCTCATCTAAATTTAACCTTTGTAGAACTTTACGATCTTCTCTGTGCCAACCTACATATGAGATCATAAGACCTCTCTCTAGTAAATAGTTGGCTGCTAACTCCATTTCCTTGTCAAACCTAGCAATGTACCCAGAGGTAATCATCCACTTTAGGAAATTAGTAACAGTTGATGCTTTGCCTACATCATTTGGTTCTACTGC